CGGCATCTGCATACCAGGAACCAAGCCGCCCGTTACGGGTGCTGTGCCCATAGCGGCATTCATTGTATAGACCGGACCCGTAGGACCTGCCGGCGGATTTTTCTGCCAAAACGGTGAACCTGTGAGTGGTAGCATAGGATTATAGGGTGGGGTATAGGCGGGCGTGTTTTGGAGTCCAATTGTGAGTGGATTCGCACGCGCTTCCGTATAAACCAACTGATTAATCGGACGAAAGGTCACGTGAATACGTACAATATCATTTGTGAGCGCCTGAATCGGCAAGGCGTGCGAATGAATGCCAGGTTTAGAAAACCAGAACGGAATTGGTATATACACCGTTGTTGGGGTTGGGGTGAGATAGGTTGTACTTTTATAACCGTACGCCGTACGTTTAATCATATAATTCTTCGTTAAGGCAGACTCGGTCGTTTCATTCAACTCGTCTAGAATTTCTAAAAGGCGTCCATCCAACGTTTCCACAATCTCACCGCCGATTTCCAATTCTATCTGCTGAATCAAAGCATGTCCCAATGAGTTCGTCCAACCGAAGAGCGGTCCCAAAAAGTTTCCTAGATTATTCGGATCAATTGCTTGGATACCAGTCGTACCATTGGCGACCTGGATTGCTAACAATTGTTGGGAGTAGATATCCGGCATCTCAACGACCACCATCACGCCGTTCATCAATTCGCCAATCATCGGCACGGTAACCGACACGCGTTGACCAAACTCGGGCGTGCCGTCAAACTCCACCTTATTCCATTGCGCTGCCCAGCGCGTCGTCTTATTCACAACATGTATAAACTGATGTATGTCTGGGTTGCCTTTTGTAGCCATCAGACGTGCATCAGCGAGTCCCGTAGAGACTAGGCTTAGGCTATTTGCGGGAGTGGCAGCCATCCTTGCTATGTACGGTTAATTTATGGGCGCTTAAGCCAGCGGTGGGTGGGTCGACTGCTCAAACACTAAAGTATCGCCTATACTCACAATATCTGGTATATATGTTGTATACGTGATTTTCGTCGGAATTTGGATATCTATCCACTTGAATATACGGGGATAGATTTGATATATCTCCTTATTACACTCATAGGTATACCAATCCTTTACATAAATTGGATTGAATGCTTTATTCGCGGAGATTGAATTATAATCACGCTTGGCGACTTGAACCAATGTTGTTTTTGTTAGAAGCGAATGATTTGTATTATGATAGGCATTTTCTAAGAGAAGTTTGCGTTCCCAGTGCTCAAGCGGACGGTACGAAAAAACATAAAATCCGTTACGCATTTATGTATAATTTTATGTTGTTCTTTAAGCAATCTCTCTCGTTACTAGCACGGTATTTGCGATGATAATCGCAATGGCACCTAGGAGTTGCGTTATATTTGGTTTCTGGCTTGTAAATATCCAATCAAATACATACGCCGATATAATACCAAAGAACGAAAGGGCACTAAAGATAATCGTGCTCACTTGGGGAATGAGGAAAAATCTTAGAGCATAGCCAGTAAATCCTATTAGGGAATTAAAACCGAGAATGCCGGCGAGGCTGGTGGGTGTAATTTTAAATGTATTTGTGGCGAGTGCGCCGATTGCTACGGCGGCTAGGCATCCTACTAACCATAGGACGCCGCTGCTACCGTACATTTGTATCATCTTCGTCCAGGGCTGTTTATCCTCATTGTGTTTGCGCATACGGAACCAAATATAAATACCGACTTCCGTGAGTGCGGCGACTAGAGCACTGATAACACCAACCAGGGTCCAATTTGTGGGGGTGGGCTGGGCGAGAGCGATAGCACCCGCAAGGGCTAATCCAATCCACGGTACCGAGGAGAGGGGAATAGTTTCTTTGAAGATCGCAGCGCTTCCTAAAATATTAAACACAGGATACGTGTAAAAGAGTGCCATCGCGTTGCCGCCCGTTAATTGCTCAAACGCTGTATAACTTGTAAATACGTGGACGAGATTGAGAACGCCGGCGCCTAGCGTTTCGGTAGACAAGAGCGAGGTGGCGGCAAGGGGATTCTTGGTTACTAAGGCGGCAACGGCGGCTAAGGCTGTAAATACTGCCATACGCAAGCCGGTCTGGAAAATAACGCTTACATCCACGAGTTTAATCAACATCGGGTATGCGGACAGAATCACTTCCGATAAAACCAGAAGTAATTCGTTAATCATTCCTTACTTTAAGGATACAAATCTTTGAGCGTACGGGCGGATGGGTCCGTTACCCCCTCAATCCATCTCGGTAGCCACATTCTGGGGATAAGAGTGGCGGCTTTGTCGCCATAATGGTTAACAAAGAGCTGTCGGTACCAACGGGCTTCGTCCGTTTGCGGGGGATTATGAGTATATGTCTCCTGCGATTGAGTGAGTGTTTTTGCGTACTCGCTCGTGCGGAGATACCACGAATCGGTTGCCGAGGAGACGCCGTCGCTAAACGCCTCCTTCTTACGCATAAGTACATCCAGCGGTAAATAGTTGTCGTGAACGAACGCCTCGCGTAAAATAAACTTCTCAATGCTCGCACCGCGTCCTTCCGCATTTATCTTTCTAGGTCTGCGTAGATAGCTATCAATAGCACGCCAAGTCGCTACGACATTCTTATCCAAGAACGGCGTACGTGCTTCTAAGCCGTGCGCCGCCATTGATCTATCCGATCGGAGAACATCGTAGAGATGAATCTCTTCGAGGAGTCTCTCAGATTCTGCCTCAAACTCCTCGTCACTTGGCGCCCTGTAAAAATATAAATAACCTCCACCAATTTCGTCAGAGCCATCTCCATTAAACACTACCTTAATATCCGTATTCTCTTTTATGTATTTACCAATGAGCCAATTGCCGACACTGGCTCGTACTGTTGTAATATCGTACGACTCAATATCATGAACAACTTGGGGAATCGCATTGAGAAAATCCTCAGGACTTACAACCACTTCATGGTGCTCTGACTTAATAAAGTCTGCCACCATTCGGGCGTACTTAAGATCCGTTGAACCAGGCATTCCAATGCTAAACGTATGAAGTTTCTTATTATGGAGTCGCAGTTCTCGTGAGGCGATAGCAGCAACTAAAGAACTATCTAAGCCGCCGCTCAACAGAGCACCAATTGGACGGTCGCTCAGCAGACGCTTCTTGACCGCCGCTAAGACGGCTTCCCTTAGTCCCGCCTTCGCAAACGACAGTCCATTCGGAAATCCAAATACCGCCTGCTTCACATGAGGTATCTCGTGGTACTTGTGCTCGCTCACTAAGTTGCCGGTAACGGTGTCGTAGAGTTTCCATGTACCTGGTGGAAACGGTTGAATCATGGTATAATCCGTTGGAAGCGCTTTGATTTCTGAAGCCCAAATCGTTGACCCATCGGCGTACTGGGCTTCAAACAAGGGGCGTACGCCGTATGGGTCTCTGGCGATGAGCAATTGGTTGGTTTGGGTGTTTACATGCGCAAAGGCGAAGACGCCATCCAGGGTGCGGACCAACGGTGTTGGTGAAAGGTGGGTCGCTAAGTGAGGAATAATAGCACAGTCGCTCGTTCCCTCTGGAAGGTTTAGGTTCCAACGGGTAGCGAGTTCCTTATAATTGTAAATCTCGCCGTTACAAACAGTTGCTGTGTTCTCTTGGAGGAACGGCTGGTGACCGAGCGGCGTTAAGCCGTTAATCGCAAGGCGGGTGAATCCTAAGAAAACGCCGGATATATCATTGATGGCGGTATATTCGGGTCCACGTGGCTCAAGCTTCTTGATATAGTTCAATGCCTGCTCCGTCGTAAGCCCTTTTGCTTTGAGTGCCGCCCAGATGCCGCACATGACTCTAAGGTAGGCGGATTCGTTAGTTTTGCCGTTTAAACGAGGGAGCGGCGGCACATTGAAAAATTTTTATTTGGTTTTTATTTGGTTTTATTTGGTTTTTATTTGATTTTGGAGTCGTGTTGTTTAGACAACGCCCGTAACCGGCTGGGCTTCATACGTTGGTGGGTTGGACGCCGTCGTCGGAATCGGTTCCTGGGACTGGGGCTCGGCGGGAGCATCGGTGCCCACCTGTACCGGTGCCTCCAACGGAATCGCCGACTGATTCTGTGTGCGCACTTCCCAGTTAATGGCATAGAGTGCCTGGGCGGTATCACGGGAGTTCATGTACTGGAGGGCGGTCTGCCAGTCCACCGTCTTGCTCTGCGGCTTGAGCTCATTGAGGTAGAGATTGTGGAGTCCAAAGACGAAGGGGCGGTACTTGGGCGGAATCTGTCCCTTCTGAAGGCTGCGTGCCTTGAAGACATCCGTATAGAGATTGTACACCGTACGGCTAATCGTCTTCCAGCGGTCCACAATCGCATTGGACGCGATACGCTCCTCAGGATAGACTACAAGGTAGTCACGGAGCGTGTTCGCACGCCAAAGGCTCAGCCACAAGAAGTCCCTTCGTGCCGAGTTGCCACGCATCTTACGTACACGGTTGTACGCCTCGCCACGCACCTTCCAACGGAAGTTCAAGCCGTTCTTGATGACATAACCCTGGATGTTGTGCTTGAATTGGACGTTCTCCTTCTGGAGCATAGTGACGAGCTCGCCCCACGTTGCCACATTCACCGTCTGAACATCAAATTGCGTTGGCTGGTTGGTGACGGCAACGAGTGTTCCACTTAGATAGGTCTGCTTCTGGACGCAGGTAATCTTTGGCGTATGGACGGCGACAACCACACGATTCTCAGGATGCTGGAGCACCCAGGTGTACTGGACGGTTGGGTTGAGTGAGGCGAGGAAGTCCGACCACGGCATCGTAGCGGCGACCGCTTCTTCAAAGAGAAGACGGAAGCTCTTGGTCTGGCTATAGAAGCGGCAGTTCGCATTGAGCGTTGAGCGTGTATGGAAACGCCACTGGTTGCTATAATTATCGTAGAACCCGCAAATCATCACGCCGTCAATGAAGCGCTCAATTGTATAGCCATTAGGAGTGCTCACGCTGGGCATAGACTCGCCCGTCTCGCTCTTCTGTGGAGCGATGCTTACAGGCTCGTTCTTAAGTACGTCCCATACGACTGAGCGGAATGCGCCGACATGAGGGAGAGCAAAGTTGCTCTTGCCCTTGACGTAGCGAATGAGAGCGAAGGGCTGCTCAGGCGTAGAGTAGTCATCTACACGGAGATAACCGCCCTCTTCGCTGGACAGAAAGGAGGAAAGACCCGCCCAAGTGGGGTAAGTGTTTGAAAGGGAGGAGAAAACGGACATTGTTGGAAGGGACGATGTAGGAAGGGCGCTAATGATTTGGTTTGCCGGCAGGCGCCGTCAATTTTTTTGGCGGCGGGCGGTTGTAGTTAGTAGAAAAGAGACCCGCTCCTACATTAGAGGGATGGAAGACGAACTTGTACCCGAATTGGGTGATTGGGTCACCATCATTAGCGATGCCTATAAAACAACGAGTGGACGTATTATCTTCCGTGACGGTGCTCTTATTCGTATCCGTCCTACTCAATCAAGTAACACCGGTGTAGACTTTCCCCTAGATCCTGAAACAGGACTCTTTCAAGAGGCACTCGGTGTCCAAGAGATTCTTATTCACGAAAAACGTAAAAACCCGCATTTTGCGACCCAGTTATCGGTCGTAGAAGGAGAGGTCCTAGAATTCTTTAGCTTGGACGGTATACCCATTGGCGAAGGAGTCGTTGCTCGTATCGTCGTAACCGATGAAGAGGATGGTATTATACTCGCCGATGGAAAGGAACTCAATTTCCAGTTTATCGGCTCCGCTCCACCCATAGATATTATACGCCCTCGTGCTGCGCCCGAGAACGTGGCAGACGAAGAAAACAACAGCTCATCCAATGCCGAATCAGTAGAAGAAGAAGAA